TCCGCTGGCGCTGCCCTTGCAGGTCCCTACGTCAACGTAGAAACCAATGCTGGTTGGGTAGGCGAGGATTACACCGGATCCGTCACCGACCTTCACGTTGGTTACGAAGGCGATCTGGGTGCTGCTTCCTACTACGTCCAAGCTGGTCCTGCTCTGGTTTCTCCTGACGGTGAAGAGAGCGACACCCAGTTCTCTGGTAAGGCCGGTCTTGGCGTTCCCGTAACTGATCAACTGGGAGTCTATGGTGAGCTGTCATTCCTGACTGCTGACGACACCGACAACAACGGTTACGGCGGCAAGCTGGGTTTGAAGTACAGCTTCTGATATATTCATTGTATCGTGTGGGGGGCAGAGCCCCCCTTTTTTTAACTTATGATTTTAGAAACTATTTTAGCACTGAGTGCTGTTGACTACGATCACCTTGCTAGAACAATTCAAGTTGAAACCCATCGTGGAAGTTTCGACGGATATTGTGTAGCAGTGTCTGTTCTCAACCGTGTCAATTCTCCACTCTACCCAAACACTGTTGCTGACGTTGTTTATGCACCTGGGCAGTATGAAGGATTCACCAGGTGGCGTCCAACTGCGGATCCTCATCTTGTGAATACACTTATGTCAGAAGAAGGTAAGCAAAACCTTTTGAAGGCATACAGCATCATTGGTGATAGGACTGATTTTAAAGGTCAGAGTATGCTCAGATATAGAGTTGCATCCCAAGATCCAATGTGCGATACTAGAGGAAACTTCTATCATTATCACTGGCAGACATGATTAACCGCATCAAATCTCTCATTAAGAAGGTTGTTGGTATTTCAACAACTGAGGTTGAATGTGCAATCGACGAAGATATTGTTGATTGTCAAGAGATTGATAACATGCCACCTTGGGGTCATAGTGACCTTGAGGCATTGAGGTCATATACTCCACGACCTACAGATGATAATTTTGATAGAGTGGTTGACGACTGGTTCGCAATCCCTTATAATGAGGAAGTCGATTTCGTTACAGGTGAACCCGTTCCTATGGATCAGATCACTGTAGAGCAAGTGTCATACCAACCTCCAAGTTCTGAACCAGAGAACATTCATCAAGTGATGTACGACATTGCTACCAAGAATGGTAAGCATTGGGAACAAGGAGGATCTGAGACATTTCAAGAGAATGTAAATCTTGATGGTCATCCTTGGCAATCTGGGACCGGTTGGAGTCTCTATCGCTAGTTTGAATTTTTTATTATGAAAAGACTTTTGTTTGGTCTGCTTGCTTCAGTTGCATTAGTTGTTCCATCTCTTGCACAGGAAGATAAAGAAGATCCTGTCTTCTATACCTATGAAGCAATGCAATGCATGCGTCACGGCAAATGCACTGCTGGTGTGAGTAAAGTCAAGATGAGTGATTATCATTATAATGATGAAATCAGAACCATCTTGGCAAATCTCGATCAGATGGGTGTTGAAGTTTACGAATCAATTCCAGAGTATTTTGTGGATGAGTATCGTGCCTTGTACTACTCTGATGTAAATAGAATCTATCTGAACAAAAGATATACTGATGATCCTGGAATGTTCATCAGAGCATTGCGTCACGAAGCATGGCATGCAGCACAGGATTGTATGGGTGGTGGTATGCACAACTCTGACATTATGCCTATGCTTGAAGCAACCATTATCCCTGATGAAATTGTTCAAGAAACCTTTGCTCGCTACGGATTCGATCCACATACTGTCAGGATTGAACGAGAAGCAGTATGGTCAATGGACATGCCTTGGATGACTGTTGACGCACTGGAAGCATGTAACTCAGATACACCAATCTGGGAGACATACTTTCCACCTAAAAGAACTTGGAGTTACCTTTACTGGGAGGGATTAGTTGATTATCATGACGGAATCTAAAACACCAAAGATCCAATTCACATTTAATGGGTGTTATAACTATAACAGGTTGAAAAAAGAAGGTATGGTTGACGATTGGCGTTACTGCGATGAGAAAATGGAACTTAGACAACACGTCTATAACATTCTTCTAAACAAATTTGGTGGTTTGACCAAAGAAAATGGTGAACCAAAATATAGTATGGAGAGTATTACTGAATGCTGCCACGATTGGGTTTCTCAGGGGCATGTAAATAGTAATGGAATTGTCAAATACTATGAGGCATATTACCAATGAAAAATATTATTGCAGCAATGGTTGCTGCGGCAGCGGTTGTCCTACCTGTCCATTCCGCCCCCCTCAAAGATAATGAATATTTTACAATGCATTCTATGGGATGCTTACTCCTTCAAGAGTGTGTAGAAGATGTCAAGGAAATTAACTCCATCTCAGATATTAATACTGAGATACCTTCTGTTAATTATGACATTGTGTCTGCTGAGTTTAATTCTTTCCTCAGATCACTTAACAAGATCGGAGTTAAAGTTTTTCTAGCAGACCAGAAGTATTTTCCTATTGGGCATCGTGGTGTATATCACACTGTAAGCAATAATTTTTTCTTAAATAAAACATACATGCATCGTCCTGGTGTGTTAATGAGTGTTATGCGTCATGAAGGATGGCATGCTGCTCAAGATTGTATGGCAGGAACGATTGAAAATAATATGATTGCTATCATTCTGCCTGAGGAATCTGTTCCTGCAATGTATCAGGAGATTGTAAAGCATACTTATCAGTCTATGCCCCACGCAATTCCTTGGGAAAAGGAAGCATACTGGGCGGGTAAAACAGAAGGCATGACTGCTAAAGCACTTGAGTCTTGTGCTCGCGGAACCATGTGGACTGACTACGAACCAACACCACTGACACGTAAATATCTGGTTGAAAAAGGTTTCCTCTCTAAATAGAGCTGCCTTACCAATTAAATATGCCAGAGGAAATCAAGAAGGAAGAATCCAAAAAGAAAGGTCTTCTCGGTAAAATCAAGGAAGCGACAGATGATAAAGAAGAACAACTTGCAATTCTCTCTACTTTTGTCCGCCTTGGTATTCTTGTGTGGAGTGGTGGAATTCTCACTCTGGCATACATCAAACTACCTCCTGCACTCGGAATACCCGAACAAAAACTGGATCCGACATTCATCGCCAGTGTCTTCACCGGAGTTTTAGCTACTTTCGGGGTTCAGGCAGCAAAGAAATCTGGTGACAGTAATGGGGGTGGCGGCGGTGCTGCTATCACTAAGGACCAGATGGAGAAACTGATTGAGAAAGCAGCACAGACTGCACCACACCAGACTCTCCGTATCGAGCAGGCACCAGTAGTTCTGAAAGTTGACAAGGCAGAAGAACCTTACAAGATGTAGTCATGACTAACAAACGATCACCATTTAAGTGGGCGGCACTGACAGTAGGAACACTGTTCGGTGTCGCTCATATTGGTTTATTAGGACACCTGATTGGTAGGGAAAAACTTCCTATCATCAACTTACCTGTGGGTGACTACACATCATACAGTGTAGATGCAGGTGCAGATGGTTACAGCATACGATATAACGCTAATGATCCTAAGGTGATGGGTGTTAGGAAGACATTAGACAAGAAGAATGGATTCTTTGGTATCGGTGGAACCACGAATCTGATTACAGAAGAAGAATATACAATGGATGGGGCAAGGCATCTAGGAGGTGCTGAGGGAAAGTTGACTGCTCAAAACCTGGAATGCATAAAAGCGGAGGGCGCTGGAGAGTCAACCGGAAGAATGGTAGGTGCTAGTGTCGCATCAGGTGTTGCTCCTATCTTCACAGGTATCCCATATGTTGGTTGGTTAGTATCTGGTTGGATGGTAATGTTAGGACAAGATACTGGTGCAGAAGTAGGTGCGGAAATCGCAACAATGCAGATGGATTGCGAAGAGGAATGATATAGATATAGTGTATTATGTAATTTTGTATGGAGAGATTTAATAAATGGGTGTTGGATATAACTGTAGCAATCATCGACTACCTTTACAGGGGTAGACACTTTCAAAGGTTTTGGGTGCTTGAGGAAATTGCTCGGGCACCTTATTTTGCTTTTTTGAGCGTCTTACACTTCAGAGAATCGATGGGACTACGTGGACCAGAACACATTTATCTAATGGAGGAACATTTTGCTCAAACTCTTAACGAAACCGAACATCTGGAGTATATGGAATCTAGGGGCGGTAATGCTTATTGGGTGGATCGCTTTGTCGCCAAACACCTTGTACTTATCTACTATTGGAGTAACGTGGTTTATTACTGGTTGGCTCCTTGCTCTGCTTACCACCTCTCTTACGAAGTAGAACTTCATGCTGCAGAAACTTACAGAAAGTATTTGAAGTATGAAGATTGTAATAATGAAAAGATCACTGAGATCATGAATGACGAGATACATCATGCAGAAGAATTACTGAACGCAATGAAAATGATTGGATATGAATTTAATATTAAGACCACTTGATAATGTAACTGATCCAGTTTGGAGTGTTATTATATCCCTAATAATACTCCTTGCTGGAGTTTTTTACTACATATATACAATTATGAGTATGGCATTTCAGGAGTTAGAAGATGAGTGACCTTACGAATAAAGATGCAGAACAGGATACAAAGATTGCTGTAATAGACAGCACTCTAGAAAATTCTATTCGTCGTATTGAAATGGTTCATAAGCGTGTTGATGACACGAACGAAGAGATAGAAAAACTTCGTGAGAGAGTTCGTAAACTTGAGAAGTGGGTATGGGGTGCCGGTGCAGTAATCACTGCTGCTGTCACACTGATTGGTTTTGTTACTGCTGCTGACGCAACAACATTTGAAAAAGAAGAACAGAATGTCGGTGTACTGACTCAGAAAATCAAACAGTATGAAGCAGAAAAGAAGAGAACTCCAGTAGAAGATGTTCTCAAAAACGCATTAAAGGAGTGGGAACTATGGCAGGAATGACGCCCCCAAGTCGAAAGAGTTGTTATAATTTCAGAGTAATAGAAATTGATAGGGTAGTAGATGGCGATACTATTGATGTTACTATTGATCTCGGGTTTGATCTATACAAGAAAGAAAGAGTTAGAGTTGCAGGAGTTGATACGCCGGAAAAAAGGACCAGAAACCTAGAGGAGAAGGAACTTGGAATCGACGCAACCGAATGGCTCAAAGCGAAATTGGAAGGTGCTGTGGCTGGTGACGATGATCTCATTATCCGTACTGAACTTGACGGTGGCGTTGGGAAATATGGCCGTCTTCTTGGGTGGTTATACATTGGGGACTCAGAATTGTCCCTCAACGAACAAATGATCACAGAAGGATACGCTCACCCCTATGATGGGGGAACAAAAAATATGAATCTCGAAGAATTGCGAGAGATTCGTAGAGCACACGGTACATTAGTAGACTAATCATGAGAAGAGAAATGTTAGAAGCTCTCAAGGCATTGTCCATTGGGAGTATTAAGAAAGCGAAAATGAATATTGAGATATACCTAGCAAACCCAGTAGGTATTGGTGAGCACCCTGACGTTCTGGGTGCAGTTCAGGATCAGATTGACCTGATTGCAAAAGAAGAAGAACGTATCGAAGTAATCGAAAAGTATTTGGAGGATTAAATGAAAGTATTATTTGCCTTTCTCGCTACACTGTTTCTTGCTGCTCCTGCCTGGGCAGTGGATGTAACAATGGGATCAAATGGGAACTTGATTTTTGACCCATCCGATGTTACAATTGACGCAGGTGACACTGTACATTTTGTCAACGGCATGCTTCCACCACATAACATTATCGTAGAGGGTCGCGCTGATTTATCACGCGAATCTCTTATGTTTAATCCAGGGGAGGTACAAGACATTAAATTTGCAGAAGCAGGAGATTATGATTTCTTCTGCGGACCACACCAAGGTGCTGGTATGGTTGGCACTATTCACGTAAACTAATAAAGTAACAGAGGACAAATGGCAACTTATAACGTAACGATTCGTTCCTCCGATGGAACGGAGACGGTAGTTCCATGCGATGGGGATACTTACATTCTTGACGCAGCAGACGAAGCAGAACTCGATCTTCCATACTCCTGTCGTGCTGGTGCATGTTCTACATGTGCTGGTAAAGTATTGGAAGGAACTGTAAACCAAGAAGATCAATCATTCTTGGATGACGATCAGATTGAAGCGGGATTTGCACTTCTATGTGTATCATATCCTACCAGTGATTGCGTTATTCAGGCGGAGGCAGAGGAAGAACTTTATTAAAGTGATACATAGTTTTATCATCCGTAACACAAACTAGTCGCGGATGGTAAAATTGCTGTAAATAGAAAAAGACCATGCAAAAAGTCATTAATGTACTCGCTCTCGCGTCTTTTGCTGTATCTGCTTCCGTTGTCGGCGGCGGTGCTTATGTTTTTCTTAATAAGGATAACATAGTAGAAGGTATCAAAGCAAATGTAACCAAAGCAGTCATGGGCGCGGTCACTGATTCACTTCCTGGTATGTTGGACGGTGCTATGCCTGAACTCCCTGGCACAACAGGTGGTGTAATGCCTGTGACCGGAATGCCTGCTACGACTGGTGGTGTAGCACTGCCCTTCTGACCATGGAGATTCGTGAAATAGGTGTTGCTAATTTGAGGATTCCTCCAACTAACATTTTTAATGTAGATGTAGAACCACCTATCGTAACTCAAATACCTGTGCCGGTAACGGTGCAGTTAGGTATCCCTATCATTGAGATGCCTGGTTGTGTTGAAGATCACCGTGACGGTGATGAGCAACTGACAGTCGATGATCCTAAAGGGACAAGAATTTTATGCTCTGGTGAATATCCATCATATGATGCGATGGACTATACACCTGAAGATTTAATCTATACAGAAGAACAACCTGTTCCTCCTGTAAAACCACCAGAAGATATTCCTCCAGCACCAAAGGTGCCGAATACTCCTGTTCCTAAGGTAGAGACAAAAGAAACCGAATGTCCTGGTCCTAATGCACCACGTATTGGTGACGTAGCACAGAATCAAAAGGAAAAGGTATCCGGTTTTGAATTGCAGATTGTAAATGGCGAAGAGATATGTGTAACTCTCTATGAGGATATTCCCTGGCAGCAACAGTATCTACCTGCTCCTCAAACTGCTGCGACTACCGCGAGTATCGCTGTGGTAGCGACATCTTCCGCACTGCTCGCAAAGCCTCTTGCTGATCTACTGTTAAAGGTTGTGAAACCGACTGTGAAGAAGGTGCTGAAGAAGATTGCGAGTTTACGGGGAAAGAAGATCCCGGTACAATCGCGGGCGGAGCGGGTTGCGGAGCAGCGACAGCGGAATCGGGCGGTGAAGGCACTACGCTCTGTTCGGCCGATGAAGAAATAGGTGGAATAGAATGAACGTGGTCTTTGACGTGAGTTACGTTATTGACCATGACATCAGCACACACCGCATAGTAAGGACTCTTGGGATGGAAAGAAATTCCTTCCCTTTTCAACTGCCCACAATTCTTGAGTCGGGCTATCTCAAAGTCTAATCTCTTATTGGCAAGCAACTGAGCACGATACTCATTGTGTGTGATTACTGCCTCTTCACATAATTTTTGCTGCTTCTTATTCATAGGCACAGACAGTGTTGCACTGAAACCTATGGATAGATTACGATTATCTTTTTGTCCTGTCCTAGTAGGAACGTAATATAAAATACCACCTGGGTTATCTAATGAACCATCCTCATCTAGATCTCTCATATCATAAACAGGATCATTGAAGTATGGTTCGTATGGTCTCTGTTGAGAAAGAGAACCTGTTACGTATGGGGTCACATTCATAGTGGGACCTTGGCAACTGATTCCGTCACCATAAGTGTTGGTAATGTAAGGACCCTGTAAAACCTGAATTGCCTGGTTGGTTACAGAACCAGAAGAGTTAGCGACGGGATTTGCTGTTGCACTTACACCCCCTACATCTGCTGCATGAGCAGGGACAGTTACAACCGCAGACAGTGCAGATAGACATAATGCTTTTATTGTGCGAAGATACTTGTTGTTGTGGTGATGCTTTCTATTGTTTGTTCTCTTTGAATAATAGTTTGATTCGCAAGACCGGGTGCCTGATACGTCTCCGTGAACTGAAACGGTGCTCCCACATTTTTTTGAGTGAAGGTTGGTCTTGAATTCATGTTTAATCCAGTCCATGTCGAAATCACGCCCTCATTGGTATTAGTTTGTTGTGTTACGGAAGAAGGTGCTAACCCACCACTAGATTGCAGATTAGTTCCAGTTACAGAATATTGATATCCTGTGTTATAATCCATAGAATTAATTGTCTCAGTAATAGTACTCGTCGTTTCCGTTGTGGAAGTCATCGAGCCCTGAGTAAAGTTGGGAACTACTGGTACTGCATGAGAAGGTGAGACTAGTCCGAAGACTAGTCCCAAGACACCTATTGATTTATATAGGTGCCTCATTTCTACCTCACAGTCAACTCAGTAACAAATTGTCCGGTTGCCTGAGTACCAGCTCCACCGGCAGTAATCGTCATAGCACCAGCAGTGGTCAGAGTACCTGCTAGGTCACCAGCAACACCAGCTGCATTACTGGTCATCGAACCGAAATTCTGTACAGCACCTACGGAAGGAGCAGAAGTTGGCACAGCATCAGCTTGTGTGTACGTGGCAGAGTACGAAAACGCAGAACCAGGGGTATCCTGAGTTGCCGAAATAGTTCCCGGAGCATAAATCCCACTAGTGATAGTACCAGCAGAAATAGTTCCTGCAGTTGTACCATCCGTAGTATCTACTCCGCTACCAGACACGCTGTACGAAGAACCAAGTCTCGTTGCCTGGGTTGCAGCAGAGTTGACATTCAGTTGAACGCTCGAACTTAACTTATGAGTAATATCGGCATGTGCAGGTGCCGCCAAACCAAACATAGCAAAAAGCACTAACGCTCTTTTCATAGGGGAGATGTATACGCATGTAAAACTATTTAGATGAGAGATTCGTGAGTAAAACCCCCCTTGTATACCAGTATACCTTTACAGGGGTTGACAGAACTTTATATTTCCTATATAATATTGTAACAGTTCTTCATAAAAGACTAATGACCGTAACAAGCAACGACCGTGGACAACAGAATATGTGGGCTACTGAACCAAGAATGTATGTAGATCCCATTGCAGCAGAACGCTACGGTTATGAAACTCATAATGAGAGAGCAGAGAAGCTGAATGGTCGCGTAGCGATGCTTGGATTTGTTGCTGGACTCCTGTCTTATGCAACTACCGGTAGTCTTTTCTTCTTTGGTGCCTTCGGCATCTGAAGACTGAATCTTTAAACACACAATACTTAAACGGAGAAATCAAATGACTGAAAAAGCAGAACGCATCAATGGTTGGGCAGCAATGCTTGGCGTTATCGCAGCAATCGGTGCATACAGCACCACCGGACAAATCATTCCCGGCATCTTTTGATGGAAAACGCAACCAACGCCGATATCTTTTTTAGAGCAAATGGACGTGCAGCAATGATGGGTTTCATTGCCATCTGTGCAGTCTATGCAGTCACAGGTCAAATCATTCCTGGAGTGGTTTGATATGGGATTTGTAGTAGCAGCAATAGTTATGCTCATTCCAATCGTTGCAGTAGTGAGAAAATCATGAATTATGATTGGACACTACTACAAACTTTAATTTTTATCATCACTCCCTACTTTGTTATGCTTGCGTTGGCGAGTAAAGACGAAGATGATGATGGATCTGACGGTGGCATAATGCAACCGCTTTATGCACCGGCACCCAGTGCTTGACAAATACGGCAAACCGTAGTATTATAAATATTGTGAGCGTTACACAACGTAACACAACATCTTGGAGAACCGGACTAATACTCCTACCGAGACTATCCAAGTAAAATACGTCTCTCATACCTGGCCTGGAGGGTAGGTCAGGAATACTATAACTTGTGTTCCCCGCACTTTTACATAACCCTTTTTCAAAATGACAACTCTTATACGTCAACAACAACAAAATACTTGGGAACAGTTCTGTGAGTGGGTCACCTCCACCAACAACCGTCTGTATGTCGGTTGGTTCGGTGTGCTGATGGTCCCCACTCTGATGGCTGCTGCCACCTGCTTCATCGTTGCTTTCATCGCTGCTCCCCCTGTGGACATCGACGGCATCCGTGAACCAGTCGCTGGATCCCTTCTTTACGGTAACAACATCATCTCTGGTGCAGTTGTTCCTTCTTCTAACGCAATTGGACTTCACTTCTATCCCATCTGGGAAGCAGCATCTCTCGATGAGTGGCTGTACAATGGTGGTCCTTACCAACTCGTAGTCTTCCACTTCCTCATTGGCATCTTCTGCTACATGGGACGTGAGTGGGAACTTTCATACCGCTTAGGTATGCGTCCCTGGATCTGTGTTGCTTATTCTGCACCTGTTGCAGCAGCATCCGCAGTATTCCTCGTCTATCCTTTCGGTCAAGGTTCTTTCTCTGATGGCATGCCTCTTGGTATTTCTGGTACTTTTAACTTCATGCTTGTATTCCAAGCAGAACACAACATCCTTATGCACCCGTTCCATATGCTCGGTGTTGCTGGGGTATTCGGTGGATCTCTTTTCTCTGCTATGCACGGAAGTCTGGTTACTTCCTCACTTGTACGTGAAACCACTGAAACTGAGTCCCAGAACTATGGTTACAAGTTCGGTCAAGAAGAAGAGACCTACAACATTGTTGCCGCACACGGATACTTTGGTCGCCTGATCTTCCAATATGCATCCTTCAATAACTCCCGTTCACTGCACTTCTTCCTCGCTGCATGGCCAGTCGTAGGAATCTGGTTCACTGCACTGGGTGTTAGCACCATGGCATTTAACCTCAACGGTTTCAACTTCAACCAGTCCATCATCGATGGTCAAGGTCGTGTCCTGAACACCTGGGCAGACGTTCTTAACAGAGCAAACCTGGGTATGGAAGTAATGCACGAGCGTAATGCTCACAACTTCCCACTCGACCTCGCAGCTGCTGAGTCCACTCCTGTGGCTCTGGTTGCTCCTAGCGTCGGTTGATATAATCTGCTATAATGTAGGAGGTCTCCGGACCTCCTTTTTTTATCTCTACAATTGTAAAGTTTTATGCATGGCAGTTTAGATCCAGAGGAGAGAGTGTTACCTGAATGGTTTGCTCAAACCTCTGATGAGCCTTATGATAGGCATGAATACCGATTTATCTTTTCTAACAATGAGAGTATAATTTACAAAAGTTACGAAGAGGTAATGGAAAAATGGTTTGGCACTCCATCAATCTTCAAATCACATGTGGAAGTGCTTGATACAAAGAAAAAATCAAAAGGAGGTTTTAAATAATCATGGTTGCATCAACATTAACTCAACAAAGGAGAGGATGGTTCGATGTCCTGGATGATTGGCTTAAACGTGATCGGTTCGTATTTGTGGGCTGGTCTGGTATTTTGCTCTTCCCTACAGCTTATCTTGCTCTTGGCGGGTGGCTTACTGGGACAACGTTTGTCACCAGTTGGTACACCCACGGTCTGGCAAGTTCGTATCTTGAGGGCGCGAATTTCCTTACAGCAGCAGTTTCGACTCCTGCTGACGCTATGGGTCATAGTCTTCTTCTTCTCTGGGGTCCTGAGGCTCAGGGCAGTTTCGTCCGTTGGGTCCAACTCGGTGGACTCTGGCCTTTCGTCGCGCTACACGGTGCATTCGCTCTCATAGGTTTCATGCTCAGGCAGTTTGAAATCGCTCGTCTCGTTGGAATTAGACCCTACAATGCTATTGCTTTCTCTGGTCCTATTGCTGTTTTTACTAGCGTCTTTCTCTTATATCCTCTGGGACAGTCGTCCTGGTTCTTCGCGCCATCGTTTGGCGTTGCCGCTATTTTCCGCTTCTTACTTTTCCTACAAGGTTTCCACAATTGGACGCTCAACCCCTTCCACATGATGGGTGTTGCTGGTATCCTAGGTGGTGCTCTGCTCTGTGCTATTCACGGTGCTACTGTAGAGAACACACTGTTTGAAGATGGAGAACAAGCAAACACGTTCAAAGCATTTGAACCAACTCAAGAAGAAGAAACCTATTCGATGGTTACTGCCAATCGTTTCTGGTCACAGATCTTTGGTGTTGCTTTCAGTAACAAGCGTTGGTTGCACTTCTTTATGCTGTTCGTACCTGTGATGGGTCTCTGGACTTCATCAATTGGTATCATCGGTCTTGCCCTTAATCTTCGTGCTTACGATTTCGTATCACAAGAAATCAGAGCAGCAGAAGATCCTGAGTTTGAAACGTTCTACACTAAGAACATTCTACTCAACGAAGGTCTCCGTGCTTGGATGGCACCTGCCGATCAACCACATGAAAACTTTGTATTCCCTGAAGAAGTATTACCAAGAGGTAACGCTCTGTGATCACATCACTATTCAACATTATGTTTGCTGCTCTAATGTGGGTTCAAGTCCCACAGTGGAGTGACGATTGGTCAAAGTGTGCTGTAGATGTACCTGATGTTCAATGTCATTGGTATATCACAGCACCCGATAGTACCATGGGTGAAGGATTTAGTTGGGCAAATGCTCCTTGGTTCAGTGCTGAAGGTCTCCGTGATATTGGAGAACTTCACAATACAGTTCAGTCTATTCAGGAGGCACTGTGATAAACTCTTTCGGGTTCCTCGCACTCCGACTTTGTGTCGGGGTGCTTCTTATTCACCACGGATATGAAAAATTAAATGATATTGAGAACTTTGCAAATGCATTTGTAAGACCATTGCATTTACCATTCCCAATTTTCTTGTCCTACATTGCTGCTTTCTCTGAGATTGCTGGTAGTTGGGCATTGATTGTAGGGGTGGGTGCTAGACTTGGTGCTCTATCAATCGTAGGTACTATGTCAATTGCAATTTATCATGCAGTTATGACTAGTGGATTCAACATCTATCTATTAGAACTTTTAGGTCTTTACTGGGGAGGAGCACTCTGTATCCTATTGTGTGGTCCTGGTATGTTCTCAGTAGATCATTTAATTAGAAGCACATACGGAAAAACTTTTACTGTTTTAAAAGAAAACTTCGATCATATGGGGTCCTAATGATAATCGGATTACTCTACTTTGCTTGTTTATTTGGTATTGGTGGAGCAGCATTCGCACTGATGTATAAGAATATTCAATCCATTAGTGAGATGAATAAACCAATCATAACCAGAAGGCATCCAGAAGCACCAGAACCTGGTGAAGAAGTAATGTATGTGGATGTCTCTGCTATGAACAGCGAACAGTTTAATGATCAAAAACAAAGATTAGAAAAATTATTTGAAGAACAATGATTATTGCACTCAGTTTATCCGTTCTTGCTCTAACAGGATACGGTATATACATGGGATTTGGTCCTCCCTCAAAAGGACTAGACGACCCCTTTGACGATCACGAAGACTAATGTCAAATCATTCACATCATGAACCAAACGGTGAGAGCATCACAATGCGAGAGTTGATAATCGGTTGCACAGTGGTGCTCGTCTTCACTATCATATGTTTCTTAATTATGTTTGCAGGAATGCTTTAAATATGGTATAGTAGGGGGAGTTGATCCCCTTTTTTTATGGCTGCCAAAAAGAAAGAGTACGTTGAAGCCGTCTCACCCGTATCGGGTAATGGTGTTAATTATGAAATAATCAGTCGCACGGTAACTGAAAACGCACATCGCCAGTGGCCTGATATCAAAGTAGATCCTTATGATGAAATTGTAGAGGTCAGGAAAAAAACTTGTTATGGTAATCCTGAAGAAACTTTTGAAACATTTGAGACTGCAAGATACCGTAAGTACCATCCTATTCCTGATCCTGTTGAACCTGTGAAGACAACTGTTGAGAAGAAGGTGAAAGAGGAGCAAAAAGCATGAATGTAATTACTAAAGGAAAAGTCAAAACTGTTTATCAAGATGATGAAGCACAGCAGGTTATCATTGAATATCATGATAAGGTCACTGCTGGTAACGGAGAGAAAGAAGATTATCCCTTAGGAAAGGGATCTCTTTGTTGTAGTATCTCTTCTCTTATGTTTCAGAGACTTGCTAAGGAAGGCATTCCAACTCACTATATTAATATGGTTGGTGCTAATAAGATGATTTGTAGGAAGGTAGAGATTGTCCCACTAGAAGTTATCTGTAGGAATCGTGCTGCTGGATCTATCGTTAAGGAAACAACTCTCAATGAAGGTCAACCACTACCACAACCCATTGTTGAGTTCTTCCTGAAGGATGATAACAAGCATGATCCTCTACTCACACCAGACCGTGTGCGTTTGATGGGATATGACCCTCAACCCTTCATTGAGATGACTCTACGTATTAATGACCATCTTAGGCAATTGTTCTATATCCTAGGTATTGACCTGGTTGACTTCAAAGTTGAGTATGGTTACGATGCTCATGGTGATCTGTATCTTGCAGATGAGATTAGTCCTGATAGTATGAGGTTATGGCAGACAGGAACTAATGAGAGATTCGATAAGGATCTATTCAGAAAAGATGAAGGTGACATTGTTCCTGCTTATCGTCATATCCTAGATAAATTACAACCATTGGCAGTAGTATGAACGATTTTTTAGACAACCTGGGTGCTCATCAATATCAAAAGATGCATAATGAGAAGAAGGTTACTGATGAAGTTGTAATCACACCTCAAACATACATTGATATGAATAAAGAGTTTGAGGAAGAAGGCACCATGGTAAGAATCGCTGTCCCTACACAGGAAGAAATTGATAAGTGGAAGAACTGGATAGTTCCAGATCAACTTGAACGAACTGTAGATCCTACAGATATGGTTCAGGAGATGTGGGATGCAATCGGGGGTAGACCTGGTGACTAGCATCATCAATCATGCTACTGCTTTTTGGTCAGTAGTGGTTATGAATTGTATTCAACCTGTGAACTGGCAGTATTGTCTTCCAGTTCACGAATGGTTGGTGCCTGAAGTTATGATAGGAATCGAATATTATCTTGACAAAGATATGAACTTCCTGTATAGTAACGAAAGAGAACTTTTAGACGGACTCAAATGAAGATTTTTCTGGATACCGCAGACACAGAACTAATTCGTAAATATAATGATACTGGATTGATTGACGGAATCACTACCAACCCTACTCTGATTATGAAGAGTGGGCGGAAACCTGATGATGTCTATCAAGAGATTAAGGATATGGGTATCCGGGACATCAGCATGGAAGTTGTCGGAACTGCTGATGAGATGATTACCGAGGGTAAGCGTCTGGTCGAAGCATTTGGATTCCCTGCCACCATCAAGGTTCCTATGACCCGTGACGGCATTGAAGCATGCAGACAACTCTCATACGATAACATCCGTGTGAACGTCACTCTAATCTTCTCTGCTGCTCAGGCAGTGCTTGCTGCCCGTGCTGGTGCATACTACGTCTCACCCTTTGTAGGACGCCTGGATGACCAATCAGTGGCAGGTCTGGAGGTAGTCCGGTCTATCTCTGAACTGTATCGCATCCAGGGTTGTCCCACGCAGGTGCTCTCTGCTTCTATCCGCAGTGTCCATCGTGCAGTCCGATCCTGGTATAACGGTGCTAGCGTGGTGACCATGCCCCCTGCTGTGTTTGATAAGATGTACGATCATATCCTCACCGATATGGGTCTTGCAATCTTCGATCACGACTGGGCAGAGGCACAGAAATGAACTTTATTGTATACTCAAAACCCGGATGTCAATACTGTGAGAAAGTTATTCAAGTCTTCACACTCACCGAACAAAAGTTTGTAGAATATAAACTTGGAAGAGACTTCAATGCCCATGAATTCTATGGTGAGTTTGGACAAGGCACATCATTCCCTCAAATTGTGGTGAATGAAGTCACTCCAGGAAGTCAACAAAAGATTGGAGGATGCAGTGAAACAGTCAAGTTCCTCAAAGAAAACAAAGTTCTCTGAGATTACAATAAATAAAGGTGTAGAATTACTAATGGGAGGGAGACGTAAACCTCGAAAAGGCAACTTTATTAAGTTTGCCAAGATGGTCTCTCTCTTCGGACGAGAGATTCACTTCAGTTTTGAATTATCATTACTAATCAAAAAGAAATCTCTCGGAGAAGGACTATGACTGCCGCAACTATAACTCTCTTCTCTCTTGTTACAATTCAATTCCTCCTTATTGGAGCAGTGGTTGGATACCTTACAAGAGACCTGTTCCAGCGACAGACCATTCCATACATGCATCCTGAAATGTTGGATGAATACGGTAATGTATTACCAGATGAAATTTTAGCAGTACGATTTGAAAATGACTACGAAACCCAAGACCACGACGAGGAAGACGACGGTTAAGAAAGCGTCTACCCCACGCAAGGCAGCACCCAAGGCAACCCTTGAACTGCCACCCAATCCTTTTACCTTTGAAATCTTTGCTCTTGTCAATAAACAAAAGACAAAAGCAAAGAAGGTAGAAGTTCTTAGAAAGTACGAGCACGATTCACTCAAAGCATTATTCATTTGGAACTTTGACCCAAGTGTAATCTCTCTGCTCCCTCCTGGTGAAGTCCCATACTCCAGTATGAAGGATGAACAGATCACCACTGGAACCCTGAGCACTAAGATCTCTCAGGCAGTTGGTACTATGGAATATAATAATGATGATTCCATGGGACTTGGTGACCTTAAGAAAGGCAGAACCACTATCCGTAAGGAGTACCAGAGGTTCTACAACTTCTGTAAGGGTGGTAACGATCAACTAAAATCTCTCCGTAGAGAGACCATGTTCATTCAGATGCTTGAAGGTTTGCACCCACTTGACGCAGAGATCTTGTGTCTGGTAAAGGATAAGAACCTGGAAGAGAAGTATAAGATTACTAAGGAGATTGTCTCTGAGGCATATCCAGACATCACTTGGGGAGGTAGAAGTTGACTAAAGTAAAAATCATACAAGAGGATTGTGATCCTGAATTGGGAGATGATAAGTCTCTCCCATATACCTGTTATCTCATTACGTATAAAGATAAGGAAGGCAACACGAAGTATGACCTTGCTGTTGGTAACAAGCAGGTAGATATCTTTGACCACTATTGGGATAAGTATCGTGATAACTTTGTTACCATGAAGCAGTCAGGTGGTTCTGTCAATCCCAAGATGTGGAATGCTCCCGGTAGCGAACCTAAGAAAGAAGAAAAGAAAAAGAAATGAGCGATAAGAGTCTGAATGTCGATATCAACTTTGATGGTGTCGAACAAGTCAAAAAGAAGTACAAGAAAATCAAAAAATATATGAAGTCTAACCTGTATCAAATCAAGGTCATGGACGGCACGGAGAAAGTAGTCTCCAACTTATTAAAAGAAAATACTGTATCTGATGATACAAAACTGCTTGACTAAATAGGAGCAGTGGTCTATAATAGACCTGTCGTTCATCCCGCCCAAGGGGGTGGGACGCAAGTAAGTCGCGGAACGGAGCGTTCATCCCATGATTGATTTATTATTATACTCGACTCTCGCTTGTGAAGACGCTGCTGCTATCATACAGCGTGTCAAAGCACAGGAAGAAATGTTGAGTGTTATAAAAACTGAAATCATTTTGACAGTTCAGGAGGCAACTCCTGAGTGTCCCTGGGACGCAAACGACTAAAGGAACGGGCCTAAAAATCCAACTACTTTAGGAGTACCTACTATGAACACCTTAAACCTGATTCGCAGGCAGATCCAAAAGGCATCTGCACTTCACGACGCACAAATTACCCACACTGCTTATCGTGGTGTTGAGTATGATACTCGTTGTGTAGAGAGTAAGGAAACCCACGGCACTTTCTGCTACCGTGGTAAGACCTACGCAAAGTAATGCAGTCTTTACAAATCGTGGGATTCACTTCCCTTGGTTGTATAGCATTAATGTCATTGCTTTACGGAGAAATACTTCTAATCAAAAAGAGGTAATGTAAAGAGACGTTGTGAAACGTCTCTTTTTTTGTCAGAAGTAACAAAA